AAACAATATACATCCATTACTGCCACATGTCCTAAACATGCCTTCTCCTACACAAGCCTTGAATAATTTAGACTTTATCATAAACAGAAAGTTCATTGGCAAACACAGGTACTTGGTCGTTTGCCCATTCGACCACACACTCTACATTCCCTCCGACGGCATTCACTTCATCCCAATTATGACCGTTCGTGCCTGTTCCTGTTTCCATAACATCCCAAGTATCAACCTGGAACATATACTCTCTTGTTGACACCACATTTTTCGCACGAAACCACTTGTCTGCAGCCTCGAATCCATGCAAATTGTTGACGATTGTTATAAAAGCTGCGTCATGTTCTATTTTTGGTCCGGATTCTGTGTAATCAACATAGTCACTCAACTTGCAAGTAGGCATTATCAAAGTGCCTGCCTCCATGTTGGCAACTCTCTTATTCCCAAAAGTCACAGTTGCATGTTTGGCTTCAAACCATGACTTTTTAATGATATCAGTAAAGACTCCTGTCCCCGCATTCTTGACACACAAAAAGCGAAGAGTGTCTCCTGTAATTTTGTATTTTCTTGGTGGATCTCCATAGGTAAGGCTTCTAAGCCTAATAGTTTCTCCATCCACTATGGTGATATTGTCAGTATCTGGTAACTCAAACAATTTCTTGATAGTGTCATCATGACCTGCATCATGCAAATCCTTGATATCAATGGTAAATTCGGTTGGTGTATACCAATCTGAGACATTATCCTGATGGTGCTTTTCAACACTAATGACCCCAACTAAGAGACCACTGAAGTCATTGCCATTTATAGCAGTACTTCCATCCTCCATGATAAATCTAACACTTCTAGTGACTTCATGGGTATCAACAGTTTTAGAAGTGAAATGATCCGTAACAGAATTATCTGCTATCTGAACAAAAGGTAGGCCCCAGATTATTCCAAATCTGAAGTCATCACCTCCTGCGGACCACATAGTATAAGGTATTCTCCCCGGATTACCATCAGCAAGCAAAACAAGATGTCCTGTATTGACAAATTCTTCACTGGTAAAACTAGGAGATCTTCTCATAATAAAGTTTTTATTAGTAACAAAAGGCACTTGAATCTCCAAAAAAGGTGCCTCCTTTCCTGCAACTACCCATGCAAGAGGAACATTACTAATAGATTTATTAGTGGTGGCTACAGGCAAACTTCCCATTGCAGCTGCAACGACTCCTGATTCATCAGCAAACTCTCCTGGTACAAAAGTAGCCGCCACTAATACATTTTTGTTTAAGGGCACATTAAAAAGGAGCTTAAAACGCAGCGAACCACGCCAAACTCTAAAAATACAGGTCCATGGTCTACCCAAAGCCATCTCAAAACGCCCAGACGCTTGACCAGCCAACTGACTAATAGGTATAACAGCAAGCTTTCCAAAACTTCCAACTGGTCCTGCTACATTAAAAGTTCCAGTCCCTATACATGTAAAACGCTTACAAATAGCCTGGATGGAATCATAGTCCTCACCATAAATAGGAATGGCACAATCTTCAACTTTGTCTTTAGCAGTAACACTCTCTCTTGCAGTTCCCAAAGCCATATCTGCTGACATCATCTGGTCAGTAGCAGTATAGACCAGTGACATTCCCGATGGCGATATATAAGTAGTGCGAAAATCTTTTCCCGCATATCTATATACATTGATGTCAACAACTGGACTAATAGTGTCAACCATGCGAACTGGATTAACTAACCATAAAGACCACCTACCCATAGCTCCCTTAAGTCTATTAGTATGTTGTCCCACAACAATGGGTAACTGTGGATAAGCACTCTTAAATGGCACTGTGGTTTTAAGAACATTGCATTCAGCATTAATAGACTGCATGACAACATATGTTCTAGCTGCTTCAGCAAAAGTGTCAGGTATGACATCAGTTCCATAGTGAACACAAAAGGCAATTTTACATGTATGCAATTGTGATATTATGGCATGAAATTCATATATAAGAGAACCATGCCAAAATGCAAATGGAGCACTATACATATCCAACAATGGCACACATCCAGTAGTATGAGTTCTAAGATTATTCATCGACTCTGTTGGCTCCAAATAACCACTGGATATCATGGTATTGACATGCACATCTGATTGAAGCTCCAACGTGTGACTAAAACATCTACGAGTAACCATAGATCTAATAGACATCTCATCCTCAGTACAACCAAAATGGTCTGGTGTAGCAGGTGTGGCATAATTAGCTTTCAAAGTAAGCTGTTCACTATAATCTATGTTGAAACCTGAAGCCAACATAGGAAATTGTCTTCTAACTACTTCTGGTGGATGTATTCCAATATTGGGTTTATCCATACTGGAAACATCTGTCTTGTTAGTAAGTTTATCTCCCTGCATGTCTAATGGCAAATTAGTGCCAATGACATGATCAAGATTGACATTCTGCACTTTAGAGTTAACAACTCCTTGAGTGGTAACGGGATTGGTAGTAATCACTCGGGGTACTCTAAAGTGAGGATTTTTAAAACTAACATATACTGTGATGGATATACTAGTGGAACCCTGTCCCACTCTGAGTTGATTAAAAACCCCCACAATGAGTTGTCCAAGTGATTCATGGTCTTCATCTTTAAAATTACTATTTAGCCATTGCTTGGGATGCACAAAAGGAATTTTGACATTAACTCCCTTATCACTACTAACATCAACCATAGCATGCAACATAAGACTCTGACAACAACGTGAATTGCTATGCCAAGCATCTATAATGGCTCTATTTGTCAAAGGCACAAAATAAGCAATTAGTTGTCCACAATGAAATTTAGTCGCATTGACATGCAAACTAACTTCCACTTCTCCTCGCCAAAAAGTAAATGCTCCAAAACCGAGAGCAGCTATAGGAGCACTAAGCAAATCCCATGGCACACTATATCCTTGCAAAACAGTACCTGGTCCTTGAGCTACACTCATGGCAAAAGTCTTAATAAATTGCCATCTCTCACTGGTTTCAGAAAAAGACCAATCCTCTTCACATACTGAGCCTTCAGCAATTTTACTGATTGTCTTTACTTTAATTTTCTCACGCACAGCTCCCATACTTTCTAACTTGGTACCAGGTTTATGTTTTTCTGGTTCTGAAATCTCCGTTTGTCCTTCAACTGGATCACTTTTGACTTCCTCCTCCGGTTCCTTCATTTGCGGTTCATACACCCACACAACTGGAGCTGGACAGGTCTTTTCCAAACGTTCACTTCGCACACTATTGCCAGGCATATAACGTATGGGATCAATAATCCCGTTATAAAATTCCCCACCGTCAGCATCCAAAGTGCCCAAACTGAACATTTCACATATCTCCTCATATGTGAGCATAATGGTAAGAACTCCATTAGGGTGTCTCTTTCTCCCATAAGCCATGTAAAGGTCACAAGCATGCTTATTGAACGTTTCTCTTCCATACATTGCAACCTTCATAAGCACGCTATTAATGTTTACATTAGTAGCCTCAAAACAAGGAAGAGTTTTGGTAACCCAATTAAGTGTTTTGTTAGTGGCTTCAAGATCAAACAGAGGGACGGCCTCCACAGCATCACCAACACGCAAATAACCTGTGACACATTTGAGAAAGGCTATCTTGTCCAAAGGCTCAGGCTTAAAATTCCTTTCAAGTTTGTTGGGATTTGTATAAACAATTCCGAACTCTGCCATAACTTCCTTAAAGGCATTACCATTAAAGAAAAGCAAGGCCTTTTCACTAACTCCTTTCTTGTCATCATCTCCATAGATCTTAACTGCAACATTGAGATCAAAATGAGTAAAAAGACTCATATCACTTGGAGAAACTCTCTTCCACACATAAAGATGGCGAACATAATTAACTATGGTGTTTATTATGACTGTCATCATGACTCCTGACTTGTTCCCTCTATTAACATAATAAAGAGTGCTACGAGCCAAGCACAAGGTATATTTGATCTCATCAAACAACACATTTCTCATGACTTCTTCCTGTGCTTTAAAATGTTTGGCCTTCCTATAAAAATGATTAACTATGTCTCTAACACAATCAATCTCTTGAGGCGTGACCGTGCCATCAAATGATTTATAGTCACCAGCAAAACCACGATCACCAACAGACTTCCAAAAGGTATCCATTTGCCCCCATTGATTGGAATAACAATTAACTCCAACGGCAGAATAAAGATTACTTCTATGCAACTTATAGAAAAAGTCACAAAAAGAACCTAAATACATTCTAGCAACTATGGTAAAATCTATAGGGGCACATGTAAAATGTCGTGTTTTCCCAAGCAATATCTTTCCAGTCTCACGACATTCATCCTTCAAACACTCCATCCAAACACTATGTACTCTCCGTCCATGTGTACCTTCTAAAATACGGTCGCTAATAGCTTTCTTAAGTGGAGGATGTTGTATTTCCAAATTAGGTTTTTCTCCAGAAAAGAGCCATTTCTTACTAGTGAATTTCTTAGGTCTACTTTTATTCCATGGATATCCTTCACTTGTGCTCATCTCAAGTCCTGAACCATACTCCAAATCTGTTCTACCATTAATGGCTTCCCAGACGGACCACACACGTCTATCAACATCATGATCAAACAAGTCATGTTTCATAGTAACATAAACTGTGGCTTGTTCGAGAATTCTAGCATCAAACGAAATTATGGGCTTACCGTATTTCTCAACGGCATTAACCACAGGATGCACATCACGATATCCAAATGCTTTCTGAGCTCTTTTCTCAACTCTAGGATCATTTTCCTTAAGAACAGCAGGCTGGAACGTGAGTTCCTTGTTAAGTTCACACTCTCGATGTATGGTAGAACACACATATTTTGTTTTATTAGGCAATTTGATGGCATCTTGAACTGAGACTTCTCCCAATACATCAAACACTCCTCTAGGTGTATCCTCCTGTTTTGCTTGGTCAACAACTGTAATATCACAGTCAGGTAATTCACAACGAAAGTTATCCTTGGTTTCTTTCAAAGCTTTAGCAAGTGTTTCTTGAGTAAACATAAGACCCATAGAAGCAGACTCACCTGTAGCATGACAACTACGCAAACTAACATGCATTCCCATTATAGGTCTACTAAAAGAATCTTTCCTAATGACGGGACAACCACAATCTCCCTTTTGTGTAACAGGATTATACAACAACCTTTTACCAATATTCCAAATAGCCTGCCCTCCATTAACAGCTTGTTCCTCTGCTACATTCTGCACAGCAAGGCCACTATCAACAAGTTGAAATCTACCCTCTCTATACAGAAAAACTGCAGAGGGAACTTCAACACAGTCAACCAAATCTGACTTTGTTATAAATTTCTTAAACAAAGATTTAAAAGATGGAATATCAGAGCTGGTTGTATAAATGACTGCATCAGTAGGCATTTTCTTGGGTCCTGTTCTAATAACATTCAAACTAGAGGCCTGAAAACGCTCTTCATATATAAGTCCCTTATAAGTAATCTGTATAACATCACCATCTCCAACAACCATCTTATCAGACAATCTATCGAAGAAGAAATGCCATGGCACAAGCAACTTATTGGCACCTATAGGTATGGCATAAATTGAACCTCCACCTTCACCTCCTCTATTGAGCAAAACCATAGACTCAGAAACAACATAAGCCTCTCCACTGGCCATTTGCGAAACAGCCTTGACCATTCTAACTCTAAGATCAGCTATCCTCTGCTGTTTACTAAAACGCGACCTAGCTGACGTCTCCCGTTTTCCTGAAGAACCTTCGCAATGCACAACAGTAACAGGCAAAGGAGCATTATCCCTGGCATTAGCCAAAGCAACGGAAGTAAAACATCCATCACCCAGCATATCACCAACAAGAGGCTTTATACTAAAGTTATAATCCAGTCTCCTCTTCAAATAATCTCCCAGATCTCTATGCAAACCTTGTAACCACTCATAATCCATAGCCTCCATTTTATAGTCCATATCTTGCGAAATAGAACGGGCAACGTCCTCTGGCAAATCCTCAAAAGCTTCCTCTGGCATTAACTCCAATATGGTCAAAATGGCAGTGCCCAATTTGGTACTCTTACTAATGACTGGAAGATTATGACTTAACAATACATCCACATCATCAATGGTTTTTCCCAATATACCCATTTCCAAAGCTCGCATTTTAACAAGCTCCAGCAATTGGTCATTGGTAGCATCCTTAAGCTCAGAATTAGCATCTTTATTCATCATAGCCAAAATTTGCAACGCATTCTGTCTCCAAGCACCACGATTACTCTCAGTTTCACATTGATCTTCAGAACCACCCCACCAGCTTTTAACAGCACCAGCACATTTTATGATACCAATAACTCCTAACAAAATTCCACCAATGAAAGTGGCCACCTTCAAAAGAATTTTCATCCACTTGGGCATGGTATCAATCATTTTCTTGGCCGCATTCTTTATATACGCTCCAAGACTTTCAAGTTTAAGACGTATTCTAGTGGCTAATCCAACTTTTTTCTCCTCCTCAGTAAGGGGTCGCTGCAAGTCTCTACCTTTCTTAATAGTCTCATCTGGAACTTTCTCTTCTTTTTTAACCTCTCCATTACTAGAAACACCCAAGAGATAATTTGCACGTGTATTGTATGCTTGCACATCCTTCTCCTGGGCATTAACATTTCTATTCTTCTTCTCGTTACGCTTACTTTCCTCAACACATACTGCCTGTATCTCGATATCCTTCACAATTCTCTCAGCAATGTTTTGCATGGTATCCACCATTGCGTAACGTAGCGTACCATCCTCCATGTACCCATCAACTCGCATTTCTGCTAGCATTCTCAAAACATAAGAAGAAAAAGAACTAAAATTCTTGTAATACTCCTTGGAAGTCCACAAAGTATGCAAATAAGCATACTCGTTAGCATAACGATAGTCCATAATATCAAAACATGCTTCAGCACATTCACTAATTTTTGACATTGTCTTACAATAATTAACCAAATTGTAAGATGTTATAGTCAAACCTGCAGTGGCATCCTCTCCATTATCTTTCCTAAATTGGTCTAAAAAAGTCTCAGCCGCAGCAACTGTAGTATTTGGATCACGAATAACAGAACCAAAGGCAAGATTAGACTTAGAGAAAACTATTTTTGCCTCCGTTTGCATTTGTTCTTCTTGCACAAATCCGGCCTTATTCCTATTAATTTTAATAGTAAAATTTCTGTCTCTAACTGCTTTAGGAATACACTTAATGTCGGCATAGGGTTGCAAACCACAAAGTCTTTTTGCTTTTGTTGCCAAAGATGAGAATTATTTCTCACTTTGTGATAATATCATCAATAATGGAAAGAGACTTCCTTTCCACTTTTGTTTAATCGAATCATACAACAGATCAATAAAGTCTGCTGCTTGAACATCTAGCCATCTAAGCCCTTCATAAGTACGTCCAACAATGGTAGCAATTCCTTCACTAAGCAATTTGTGTATAGCTCCTTTCTTGGCACCAAGCTGAGCTTCTCTTGTTGTATACCAACTCTGGTAACGCTCTCCTGCAGATGTTTCATGTGGAGTGGCGGTATCTCTTGCAATCAAAAGCATGTCCTTTTCAAATGCAGTCATACAATTTTTGACCATATTAACTACATCTGCAAACTCGTAATCCACATTATTCAATCTCTCACCATTCATGGCATTGAGCAAATGAAAATTCAAATGTGGACATGGATTTTCTTCATCTTGATTACGCTGTCTATAAGTTTTAAGAACATCCGGAGAAAATGAACCACCAACTTTAAAATGTTGCTTAACAACTGCTTTCACACAAACATGCAACCTGCTACGATAAGCCTCCAAGCAAGAGATATTCTTTGGAGGGGCTTGTGGAGGTTGATTAGTAGTAATAACTATAAGCTTGGAAGTAAAAGCTGTCCCCTTCTTTCCACAAGAGTCATTAGAAAGTGATGGCATATTCGGCATGTATTTCAAACTTGACACCATTTGCATAAGATCAACACTAGTGGGATCATCTGTAACTGCCAAGTAATCGTCTATAACAACAACTTCTTGATTAGCATAAGCAGTCCAAAAAGCATCTTGTGTATTCTTAGTGTAAAAAACATCCCTGACCTCTTCTTCTGGATAAACTGCATTTATAAGATAATGCACAAAGTCAGTCTTTCCTATTGACGTCTCTCCACTAATATGAACAACTGTCGGTTTCTGTCTAACTGGGGCTATCCCCTCATAAGCCAAACGTTGTTTGTTCATATTATCTAAAGTGGTAAAAAGATTTCTCAACAAATTCATCTCAGTGGTAGTGGGTAATAACCACCGTAACTCTGATTGTATGTCCAAAGACTCATAAAAAAGACTAGACACCTCATCTCTATTCTCTTTTTTACGGTAAAAGACTTGTCCTAATGTGTTGACTTTCTCTATGATAGCTATACACTTTTTCCACCAACAACTAATATTCTCTTTATCCAAAATCATACCCGGATAACATCCAAAAGCAGTATAAAGCCACTCTTTTACACAACCAGGCAAAAAATGTGAACAAAATCTAACCAAATCAAGCATGGAATGAAATATCCCATGGTATCTAGCTGTAGCATTAAGTGTATTGGCTATACGCTGAACAGTACTCTTAGTTGGTGTATCTTTAGTAACCCAAGCACCTACTCCCGTTGAGATAATGGCAGATAATCCACGCCAAAAACCCTCACTCATAATTCTACCACTCTCACTTTCCCCAGTAAGGAAAAATTCATCACTATTGATAGCCTGCATCATACGTTCTTTATAATCAGCAGGATCATCTTGTTCAAACACAGTCTCTCCACTGTTTATAACGGAATAAACCTGCTCGTTCTCATCTTCAAACATTTGTTTAAAATACTCCATTATAACTTCTCGATCTGTCCATAACTTGCCAGCACACACCATTGAACTACTAACAATAAGAGTAGTTATAAGCCCATTGGCAATGTTACACAACATTTCCCACACATCACTCTGAAACAGTTTTTTGAAATGTCCTGTACACTTTAACTTTGACACTATCATGGCAGCAAGCAAAGCCAGACCTATAGGAACAAGTAGTATTGGTATAAAAACTTTATAATCAACATCAAACACTTTTTCCAAATTTTTTCCAATACTTTGAACCTTGTCTGTAACTTTTGATATAAAACCACCACATTTCTCTAACACCGAATCCAATCCTTCTAATGTACATTGAGCCTTAACATTGGTATTCTCAATTGATTGCACACAGTTTCCAATATCCTTCACATTCTTAATAACTGCAGCATTCGCATTCGAAGCTAAGCATTGCACCTTATCACACGTTTCTTCTACTTTTGAAGCAACACCTTTGGCAATAGTACTACCATCCAATGCATCACTCAACTTCTCTGCAAATTTCATCTGAGGCTCGTACTCATACTGAAATTTCTCATCACGCAATTTCTCCTTCTCTTTCCTAACACTATTGGCTATACCAACCCGCACTTGTTGAAGCAACTTGGCCTTAGCAGTTCTCTCCTCGAATCTCCATTTTTGACAATGGGTAGCATTTTTAGTAATGACTCGTCGGATTATTCTCCTGGGAATAGCACCAACATGATAGGCCCACTTGACAGCTGAAAGTCTCGTGGTACACGGTAACAAATAACCTACATTTAAATTTTTTTGGGAAAACTAAAACAAAAAATTTCCCAACCCTAGAAACACCCCCTTCAGTAAAAGGAGCATTAATAACAACAACCATATTAATCGTCGTCTACGTCATGTATAACAACGTTTGCCACATGTACAATGGCTATAGCATAAAAAACAACTAATATAACATTAAATAGAATAGCAAACCACAAATGATTTTGAACTAGAGTACAATACGGCACGAAAGGTGAAATAATTGTAAGCAATATAAAGATTATCATTTGCCAAACAACTATAAACTCTTCTAATAAATCTGCAAGCTACAATTTGTCTAAGTTTTACCAAAGAATGGAATTGCGATCCATAAAGTGTTTTAAAGTCTCACTTCTT